AAGGAAACCAACGTGGGGGCGGCTGGCCACAACCAGCAACGCTAGAGTCCCGTCAGCTTCCCAGTCAATCAAGCCAAGTCAACTCCTAGGCAAGATAATGACGCTAGCGGTGTAATAGCGAGTGACATTATATCAACTACTTGATAGAATAGCATCATAGTAAATCACTTCACGAGGATTCACGAAAGGAGCAGGTCATGGAAAAAAATCAAGTCAAGAAGGAAGAGGCAGCAAAGGTCGAGCTCGTCAAGAGCAAGAAGGGGCTCCGCGATGTGTGCGTCGAATGCACACGGAAGGCTCTCGGTCTTGAGGGCGATTTCCTGAAGCTCACCGCAAAGGCAGCACTCGCGAAGGTCCGCGAGATTGCCCCGAAGCTCGAATCCCGCGTCGCTACGCGGTGGAATCGCGTCGAGGTGCGGGAAGGGGAAACGCATCACGAGTTCTGGCGCTGCACGTGCTGCGGCAGGGCAGTCCCCACGGGCAAGAGTACGCTCCCGTCCGATGCGGCGATGAAGGAGCTGTTCACTAAGGTCGATGAGACCGAGGAGGAGCCCGCTGCCGAGTAGCATCCACACATCCCAGTAGGTCACTGAGGGTGGGAGCTTCATTCCCGCCCTTTTTCTTGGGTCTGGGATGGCTATTCCGCGAACGCTATGGCCCCTAGAATCGACTTTAAGCAGGAAACCCTAATCCTCGCCTTAGTAGAGAGCCAAAGCGCCTCAGATGTCAAATACGGAGCCGGGAGTTTGGAGACTGAATGGCTGCGTCTACGGGACGGCAACTGTGGACGTCAACGTCTGCCGGTTTATGATTGGGACTGAATGGCCGCGCGAACGTGACGCAACTGTGACGTCCGGCTCCGGGAGGTGAGTTTTGATAGAAAAACACGAAAAATGTTTCACAGGCGGTTTTTTAGGAATTCGCTCTAGTCAAGGCTTTGGCAATGGTTAGACCCCTAGCGAGATGACGTCGAAGTTTTGATAAAATGTTTCACAAGGCATCAATGTTATGGCGGCAGGCGCTTCTTCAGAGTTCTGGGCGGAGCCAATTCTGACTGAAATGCTGTGACAAGTAGGTAAACAAACATAAACATTCGCTACATTGGAGAGTGTTGCGTAGGCTGGGAATGTGGTGGGATTGTTCTTAATCTAGGTCACTAGACGGACTTCTGGGCGCGTCAATTAGCTATGACTAGCAGACTGAAGCTACCAGAAGCTAGGTATAGCTATGTTGAAAGGCGCTCCCTGCGGTCGCGGCCCATCGTCCAATTCTCATCCCTATTCGAATTATACGATTGGGCAAAACTTCTATAAGAGATTATAAACGCGCGCGCGAGGCTGTCACTTTAAGTCATCCCAGTCGAAAAGTGACGTACTGCGTTGAATAGCATCTAGCCATTCTATTAACTACTTGATATACTATCCTCACATATCACGATATGCTCGAAAGAGCAAAGGGGAGGAAGTCATGGAAGCAGTCACGCTGGGCGGAATCATCATCTTGGGCTACTGCATCGCACTCGTAATAGGCGAGAACCGGGTCGAAAAGGACCGGGCTAAGAGGAGGCAGTCATGAGCGGATACGACGATTACGAGGAGTGCGAACTGTGCGGGGAAGATAGGACGATGTGCAAGTGTCAGCCCTGTCCTGTGTGCGGAGAGGTGGGGAAGCAGGAGTGTATCGGCGAGCACTACTTCCCAGTCCGAGGGAAGCATGGCGGCAGATGGTTCCTTATCGAGATTCCCCAAGGAGGTGAAAGATGTATGAGGTTCTGATTGATGGGCGCTACTACAACTGCTACTTCACGGAGCTCCGGGCTGAGATGGTGGCAAATAAGCTCAGAAGGGATGGCTACGAGAATGTAGAGCTCAGGAAGACAATGAGGGTAATGAAATGAAACGATTGGTGATAGTTCTAATATTGGTGATGATGGCGAGCAGCGCGGAGGCTGCGGATAAGTGGACTGCTGGGAATTACGCCCTTGAGGGTGTGTATCTCGGAGCGCTGGCAATCGATTGGATGCAGACTCGGAACATCGCACGTCACCCCGACCGCTTCCAAGAGTATAACCCCATCCTCGGCTCCCATCCCCATTCCGATAAGGTGGATTTGATATGTTTGGGTAGCGCTCTGGGTCACGTATTGGTGACGCATATGCTCCCCGAAGAGTATCGTCCCTATTGGCAGTGGTCTACGGCAGCACTGGAAGTCTCAGCCGTAGGGTGGAATTTCAGCGCAGGCATTGCAGCTAAATGGTGATGAGTCGAGCGCAGTAGACTGGGGAGCACAGTTCAAAGGCTCCCCAGTTTGGCCGCGTGTGCACAACAGTTGACGTTCAGAATGGAATGGCCGCGCATGCCCGCGCCGTGACGTCCGGGGCTGTATTGTTTCGAGACCAAGTCAACGAGAACGTCAACGTCCACCAGATGCGACAAGAACATCAACGTCATAAGGATTGCGGCGCGACAGCATGGCAGTTTAAGTCAGGTGATAAAGCGACAGCGGGGGCGTAATAGCATCTCGACAATCAATCAACTGCTTGATAGAATCTCTCATATACGCTCTTCGGAGCGAATCCACAGGAAGGGAGAAGGGATATGCCAAGGAATCTGAAAGCGAGGAAGAAGCAGAAGCCCACGAAAGAGGAAGAGCTTTTCGAGAAGAGAGTCAAGGCGATGAGAGCGCTCAAGAGCGTCATCGATGAGCGCTTCCAGCAGTACGAGGAAGCGCTCATCGATGATGTGGAGGCGGTGATAATCACGCAATCGGAAGCGACCGCGACAGCCTACACGCTCTTCCTTTTGGACGAGGAGTTGAAACATCTCAAGCGGATGCAGAGGGAAGATGAGGCGATGAAGCCCCTTCGCAGTGTGTATTAAGCAGTCACGCTGGGATGCTTCGGCATCCCAGCTTTTTTGTGTCATCTCAGGAACAGAATGGCCGCGCGTGCGTCCGAGTTGACGTTTTGGTGCTGACATCGACGTTTGGGCGGCGGGATAATCCGGCTTAGTCTTCGTCCAAGTCCATCTCCCGAACTGAATGGCCATGCGCGTAGACGGGTGAACATGAGGGGCTCTCGAAATTCATATACATTGAATCCCATATATACAGGAATCCGAATATAGAAGGGAAGGAATATTAGAGGATGCTAATTAAAGAGATATCATTAGAGGATACACATATTAGGATGCTCTAATGATACTATCTCGATATCTCATTAGAATCCCATAATATCCTGCATGCTATTGCATGGGATAGTGTAGCGTGATGCTATCCCAAATCATAGCATAGAATCCCCCTAGAATCCCCTAGAATCGATTTTCTTTCCTTATTCGTGTATCCCCTTTCCTTTCCCTTGAAATGGATTACAGGGGATTTTAGATACATTCAGCACTGAATAGAAATATTTTCGGATAAAATCAAAAAAGTGAAATATTCGCTTGCAATCTATGAAGTGCTTGATATAATCCTCCATATCACATACGATGCATTGCATCGAAATTCAGCAGCGAAAGGGGATTATCATGAGCGCAAAGAATCGGAAGCAAAATGAAAAAATCAAAGAGATTAAAATCGTATCAGTAAAAAAGGGGTTAGAAGATAATTGCGTGTATTGTACTGCAAAAGCACAAGGGATGAATGAAAGCGAGCTTGATACAATCTTTACAATGGGAAGCAAAGCGGGATTGCAAAAGCTTAAAGAGATTGCTCCCAAGCTTTCAGAGCGTACGCGCACACGCTGGAATCGTGTGATGATACAAGTGGATTCTAATGTGCATGATGTATGGATGTGCACGGAGTGCAAGCGTGTAGTGAATGCAAGTAAATCCACGCTCCCCGAAATTTTCCCCGCAGATATCGCAAGCAAGCTGAAAAAGTAATCATGAAGGGAAGCTCATTGGAGCTTCCCTTTCCTTTTCCCTATACATTCAATAAGTCGGATATATGAACTATTGCATGAATATCCTCGCCACTGGCAGTCCAGCAACTTGAAGCCCCGGCAGTCTTCGTCGTGCCGAGAAAATAACCAGTCTGACCCCATTCGTCGTAGTCTGTTCTTCGTCTATCTTTGTTCTCCCTCGCATCATCCCAGTCCATCTACGGTAGTAAAAACCAGACAAAAAGGCAACGCATAAATGTTGCCTAACAGTAGGACAAGTGTTTTGAATTGCGGCAGTTTGCGGGTAGTTGAACTAAGTCAGTTCGGTGACAATCGTATAATTGTTATAGGTGATTGAAAAAACGTTGCTAAGAAGGGAAGGGTTGCCAGTTACCATTTGGCAACCCTTTTGTTTTGGGGCGTAAACGGGAGGAAAACAAATAAATGGCAGGCACCAGCAAGATGCAGCGGTTGAACAACCATATCTGGCTCATCATCCAAGGCCGGTATGAGAAGGGGGATTCTGTACGTGGTTTGGCACGCGAGTATGGGATAAATCCGGCGACGATATGCAATAGAGCTAAGAAGTATGGCTGGCTTGAGCACGGCAGCCTGAACAAGGAGGCAATCAACAAGGCGCGTACGGAGATTACCGATGACCTGGGGGCGACGTACAAGACGTTGGCGAAACAGGCTATTGGCAACCACTATAAGCTGTTCCGTTACATCCAGCAGCTTGGCTTGAAGTTTGTGCAGGAGGTTGAGAAGAACTCTAAGCTCCCTGCGGCGAGTAGGTCGAATATCAACAGGGAGATTTACCAACTGAACGTCCTGTCCCAGACGATTAAGAATGCTGTCGATGGCGAGCGCGTTGCGCTGGGGATGGACAAGATAAATTGGGACGACGAGAAGGATGCGTTTGATAAATTCACGCAGGCTATCGAGAAGATGCGCGGCGAGAAGGGGATTGCGCACAAAACGGATGAGATAGAAGCCTCAGATGACATTGACGATTATGAGGAGCTACCCGTGGAGAATGAGGAGGGTATCGATGGCGGGTTAGTCGATGAGCTTCCCAGCCAGACAAACCCGGATGACCTTGAGCATGCGTATGACAGGGACAGGATTGAGCGCGGAGGCTTGGAGCTACAGGAGAGCGAAGTCTTGGATAGCTGCAAGGAGTCGTAATGGCTGGCTTCCCTTTTGAGAACCTATCGGAGAAGCAGTTGATGAGCATCGTCCAGAGTACATCGCGCATCAACATCTGGGAGGGCGCGGTACGGAGCGGGAAGACGATAGCTAGTATCTTTAGGTGGCTTGAGTTCCTGCGGAACAATCCTCCCCAGGGCGGCACGTTCGCCATGATAGGGAAGACGCAGACAAGTATCCAGCGGAACATCCTCGACCCCATCATGGATTTCTTCCCCGGCGTGTGCAAGTTTAACCGGGGAACTGGGGAATTCTACTTCAAGGACATGATGATTGAGGTAATTGGCGCGAACGATGAGCGTGCGCAGGACAAGATTCGGGGGCGCACGATGGCGGGCGCTTACGGCGATGAGGTTTCCCTCTGGCCGGAGAGCTTCTGGACGATGCTGCTGTCGCGTCTATCAGTCCGGGGCGCGAAGTTCTTCGGAACGACAAACCCCGATTCGCCCTACCACTACCTGAAGAAGGACTACATCGACCGGACTGGGGATTTGGATATCAGCGTCTTCCACTTCACGCTCCCCGATAACCCGGCGCTCGACCCGCGCTACGTCGCCAACCTGAAGAAGGAGTACACCGGACTATGGTACAAGCGCTTCATCGAAGGGCTGTGGGTTCAGGCTGAGGGCGCTATCTACGATATGTTTGATACATCACGCCATGTGATTGACGTAACCCAAGCTCTCCCAGTGAACATCGATGGGCTCACCAACCAGAATCCCGCGCGGAAATGGGTCGGTATGCCAGCACAGAAGCCCATCAAGTACTTCGTTGCCATCGATTATGGGACAGCCAATGCCACGGTATTCGGCCTTTTCGCGCACCGTGGGGATGCCCCGCCCGTATACCTGTTGAAGGAGTATTACTACGATGGCAGGAAGACGGGTAGGCAGAAGACTGATAGCGAGTATGCAGATGACCTTCTCGACTTCATCGGCCCACTGAGGGGGAAAATCGCGGTCTACATCGACCCCTCGGCGCTCTCCTTCATCACTGAGGTCAAGAAAAGGGGCATCTACGTCTGTGAGGCGAAGAACGCAGTCATTGATGGGATACGTTTCGTGGGCGACATGCTCAGAAATGACCTCTTCAAGATGGATACGAAGTGCATCATGACGCAGGAAGAGCTCCAAGGCTACATCTGGGACGAGAAAGCACAGCGGAAAGGGGAGGATAAGCCCGTGAAGGAGCGTGACCACGCTTGCGATATGGTCAGATACGGCCTTTTCAGCCACTTTTACAAGCGGGGGAATACTGTTGTCGCTGGTTTCAACTATAAGTAAGAGGTTAATAGAAAGGAGAGTTAGATGGAATACGAGAAGTACGTTCATCACGGCAAGGAAGTGGTCGTGGGGAGCGAGCTGAAAGGGAAACATCGCGAATACTGCCTGTGCTATGCGTGCGATAAGTTCGGCTTTTGCCACATAGTGAAGGATGTTTTCGAGAATTGTGTGAAGCACAGCATCGTCACGCCCATTTGGGAGTGTCCGCACTTCAACGAGAGGGATTGATAGATGGCAGACATCAATAAGGTGGGAGGGGCGGATGAGACAAATAAGGATGTCATCTCCCACAGGCATCCAGAATACAACGGAATTTCAAGCATTTGGGACTTCTTCCTCCTAAGTTACCACGGTGGCGAAGCATACACAGCGGCAAATCTCTTTCGTTATTTCAAGGAGGGGCAGGAAGAATTCAATTCGCGAGTCGCTCGCTCCTATCGGGAGAATCACTCACGCCGCGTAGTAGACCTCATCAACTCGTATCTCTTCAAGGAAGCGCCCATCAGGAGGACAAAGAACGAGAGATTGGAGCGCTTCATCGAAGATGCGGACGGAAAGGGGAATTCCCTCGACCACGTGATGAAGGAAGTCTCCCAGTTCTCCTCTGTACTGGGAAGAGTCTACATCGTCTGCGACAAGAAGGCGCTCCCTGAAGAGGAGCGTACCGGAACGCAGGCGGATAACCTGAAGACCACGCCCTACATCTACATCGTCTATCCGCAGGATATGCTGGACATCAGCATCGATGAATTCGGCGTGGTTCGCTGGGCTCTGGTGCGCGAGCAGGAGCGTCGTGGCGAGGAATCCATCTTTACCGCAGAGAGCGTGCTCAAGCCACGCTACAGATTGTGGGAGAAGGGGAAGTGGTCCCTCTATGATGAGGGCGGGAAAGAGGTTGATTCTGGGGAGACAGGGATTGATATCGTTCCCATCATCCCCGTAGACCATGAGCGAAGGACGGTCTACTCGGGACAATCGCTGATTGCGGACATCGCCTATCTGGACAGGGCGATATTCAACAACTGGTCAAGGCTCGATACTATCGTCTGCGACCAGACATTCTCGCAGCTCATCTTCCCGATTGAGGGGATGATGTCGGCTGTGATTGAGGACAAGGAGCTTCGGGAGCAATTCATGGCGCTTGCGACCAACAGAGTCCTCCTCTACTCCATGCAAGCTGGCGTTCCTCCCCAGTTCATCTCCCCCGATGCTTCACAGGCTGAATTCATCCTCAACATGATTCAGGTTCAGGTGAAGCAACTGTACGCATCACTGGGACTACAAGGGGAGATTGCCACTGAAGTCAAGCAGACCACGGGAGTAGCCAAAGCGTACGACTTCGACAAGCTTAACAAGCTGCTCGCAAATAAAGCGGATAATCTCGAAGCGGCAGAGGAGCGGCTTTTCAAGGTTGTAGACAAGTGGCTCGGACTTTCTGGGAAGCCGGATATCGAGGTTTCCTATCCCGATGAATTCGATACGCGCGGCCTTGTGGATGAGCTCAACATTGCCGAGCGCGTGACGCTGCTCGAAGTTTCCGATGCGCTCAACAAGGCGCTTTACAAAAACATTGCTGGGAAGGCGCTTCCCCATGCTCCCAAGGAGCTCGTCAAGGAGATTGAGAAGGAGATTGATGAGGGCAGGGATAAGACGATGATGATGGATGATGCACTCAAGGACAACATTGACCAAAGACCGGCAAATGCCCCGCGCTCGCGCGATAGAGTGTCCAATCCCAAGCAGTCAGATTATCCGACACCCACCAGAACACAATCCAAACAAAAGGCGGAGAGGCCATAATGTCCAAGAAAAAGAAGGATGAGGATGAGGATGTTTTCTACGTGAAGAGTGCCAGCCACGAGTACAAGGTTTCCCAGAAGCCGCTCTTTCTGCGGGAGGGAACAGCCGGGACATGCAGAACCCAAGCGCTCGAAATCGAAATCGATGACGCCATCCCAGTTTCGGCACAGGAGGAAGCTCTTGTTCACGAAATCATCGAGGCTATCAACTACCATTACGAGCTTGAATTGGAGCACAACAAAATAACAGTTCTTGGAGCTGCACTACACCAAGTTCTTGCGGAAAATCCACATCTTACATTTGGTCAACAGTAACTCACTGTTTGCCAATCGTATAATTACTATGTATGGATAGAATGAGATTTGACCCGAACGCCTCTCCCAGAGATGATGGATGATGCGCACTTTTCGGATTGAGTAGCGGTCACTGAGGGCATCGTGAGATGAGCGACCTGAGCCGCAAAAGAGGGAGGAGCCTGTACTCTACGTCATTGATTCAGGCCCACGCTGGCAGTCCGGTTTGGTTAGAATAGTCTGCCATTCGTCAACAACGCCCACCCGCTCCGCAAGGACAAGGTGGGCTTTTCTTTTAGCGGGATAGGGTAATGGTTCACCCAGGAGTTTCATAGGCTCCCTTACGCCAGTTCGATTCTGGCTCCCGTTACCAATTACACCATAAGCGAGCAGGGCTCGCCATCAAGGAGATAGTGCATGACGGCAGAAGAGAAGGCTCGCCTTGCGGCTTTGAGAGCCAAGGGCGCAACCATTACCGAAGAAGAAAAAGCAGAACTCGACGCTCTGGTAGCGAAGGAAGCAGCAGAGGGCGGAAGCGACGATAAGACTTACGGCGAAGATTACGTGAAGACGCTTCGCAGCGAGTCTGCCAAGTACCGCACCCAAAAGAAGGAACTTGAAGCAAAGCTTGCCGCATTCGATGGCATCGACCCGGAGGAGTATCGCAAGCTCAAAGAGGCGCAAGAGGCGCTTGAGCGTGAGAAGCTCACCAAAGAGGGAGACTTCGAGAAACTGCGCACCAAGCTCGTAGAGGAGCATCAGAAGGAACTTTCCAAAGCCACGGAAAAGCAATCCGCTCTGGAAGTGGAGATTGCACAACTGAAGAGCGAGCTTCAGAAGACCATCATTTGCAATGAGATTGCAAATGCGGCTTCTGTGGCGAAAGCGCTCAATCCCAAGCTCGTCGAAATGGCAGTGATGTCACAGGTCAAAATTGAAGAGATTGATGGCGTCGGCAAAGCAATCCGCGTCATTGATGGCGATGGCACACATCGAGTCAATATCAAGACCGGGAAGCCGATGACGATTCTTGAGCTGATGGAAGAGATGAAGCAGTCCGAGGAGTACGCCATGCTCTTTGCTGGCGGCAATGCTGGCGCAGGGAGCAAGACTACCTACGCCTTCAATGGCTCCAACATCAAGAACCCGTGGAAGAAGGAAACCTTCAACCTGACGCTCCAAGCACAAATTCTGCGCACCAATCGGGAGCTGGCAAATCGGCTCAAAGCTGAAGCTGGCATTCAATAATCACAACGCAAGAAGTAACCACTTAATTGAAAGGGAGTAAGAAATGGCAATTACCAAACTGTCTGACATCATCTCTGGAGAAGAGGAACTCCACGAAGTGTGGAAGCCGTACTTTATCGAGCGTACCGCTGAGAAGAGCGAGCTCATCAAGTCCGGCATCGTTGTTCCCGACCCCGAGCTGGATACGCTCGCCCAGACTGGCGGCATGCTCATCAATATGCCGTTCTTCAAAGACCTGAGCGGGGATGATGACCGCATCTCCGATGTCGAGGCTCTCGGCGTCAACAAAATCACCTCTGGCAAAGACGTTGCCCGTCTGCTCATGAGGGGCAAGGCTTGGGGTGCTTCCGACCTCTCGAAAGCCCTCTCTGGGGCAGACCCGCTCGGCGCTATCGCCGACCTCGTTGCTGACTACTGGAACCGCAGGGAGCAAGTAATCCTGACCAACGTGCTGGATGGTGTCTTCGCCGACAACGCCGCCAACGATTCCAGCGACCTCATCAGCAACATCGCCGTGACCAACGTGGCCGCCGCTTCCATCCCGACCACCGCGCTCATCGGCCCGGACCAAATCCTCGACGCCAAAGTGAAGCTGGGTGATGCGGCTGACAAGCTGACCGCCATCATGATGCACTCCACCCCCTTCACTCGGCTTCAGAAGCTCAACCTCATCGAGATGGTTCCTGATTCCGATGGGAAGGTGAAGATTCCGTACTACCTCGGCCTCCGCGTCATCGTCGATGACGGCTGCCCGAAGGTGTATGCCAATGGCGCCAATGCCACCAACGGCTACATCTACACCACCTACCTCTTCGGCGCTGGCGCTATTGGTCGCGGCGAAGGCAATGCTCCGGTTCCCATCGAAACCGACCGGGATTCGCTGGCTGGCGAGGATTACCTCATCAACCGTCGGCACTTCATCCTCCACCCGCGCGGCATTCGGTGGATGGAGAACACCATTTCCGCTGACACCACTCCGTACACCCAGACCGCTGGTCAGGTGAACGGAACCTCTCCCGCCAACGCCGACCTTGCGCTGGCTGCCAACTGGAACCGGGTCTACGAGCAGAAGAACATCCGTATCGTCGCCCTGAAAACCAACGGCTAAAATGCAATGAAATGAAATTGGGGCGTGGAAACACGCCCCACTTTTTTCATAGGGAGAGAGAGAAATGGGAAAAACCAAGAAGGACACATACAAGCTGCATCAGACGCATCATCCGGAAACTGCAAAGTGTAATCGGGATGCCCTCATGGTTCAGCTCTTTCAAAAGGTTGTCGCCAATGGCGCAACTGACCTGAAGTTTGTGGTATCGCCCGCTACGCTCACCCCTCCGGCAGCTTCCGCTGGTGCTGGCGCAAAGCGAGGCGTGATTGTGAAGCTCACTGATGCCATCGGGAATGTCCATGAGTGGTTCAATGGGACGATTACGGTCGCCCTTTCTGAAACCTCCACCAGCGGCACGCTTACCGGCGTAGACAAGAACACGGGAGCTGCCTTCACCACTTCGCTGAAGATTGTGAATGGCATTGGTCATGCAGAACTCACCAAGGTTGGGTCGCACATTGCTGGGGAGACTAACACGTTCACAGCTTCCGCACAGACCATTCTCGGCGCGAGTGTACTCGTCGCTACGAGCGTGGAGACTGTATCCTAAGAAGGAGTAAGAGATGGGTCTTGCATCATTCAATAGAGCTCGGCGTCAGCGTGGCGATGCTATGGGTATAGTTGCCGCACAGGAAGCTGCTGAGAAAGCTGCCGAAGTGACAGAAGAGGACTCAATTCCTACGACCCCCATTCTTGAAGATTCTGGCGAGGGTGTCGAGGAGATTCCCGAAGAGAAGGTCGAGGAAGAGAGTTCTGAGGAGAAGGTCGAGGAGACTCCCGCACAGGAGCGGAAGAAGCCGGGGCCGAAGCCCAAAGCTCAACAGTAATGGAATGGGGATTGGAAAGCCAATCCCCAGACTATTGCCTAATTATACATGGGTATACGCGAAAGGAGGTATAAATGGCTATAAATCAGTCAATTCGCAAAGCCACCTCTCGCGTGAAGAGTGTCCATGATGCAACATCAGATAAGCTCTTCAGGGTTATCCAGAAAGCTCGGCAGGAAAACAATTACGCAACAATAGGCAAACAAAGAGCGTTGCTCAAAACCATCAGCTCTATTCTCGCCACATACAGGGAAGACGTACACGACATTATCATGGATGGAGTGTACGAAGTATCCCTCCAATCCGAAAAGTCCCTTGTAGGGGGAAATGGAGCGCCTGAGAGCACCATTGTGAAGCATGTTCTCGCCCACAGCGATGAGATGCTGGGGATGTACCTCGACAACTATATCATGCGCGTGAAGATTGACATGAAGAAGCTCCTACAGATGGATTTCATCGCCATACAGCGCAAAGCATCTTTTGACGGAACGAGCAAGGGGGATGCACAACGCGCACTCCTTCCGGAAATTCTCGCAAACGAGCCCAAGATGCTCTTCATGGATAGCGCAGGTCGAAAGTGGCTGGGAAGCAACTATCTCTGGATACTCACCAATACGACACTTGTGAGCGCTTCGCTTGACACCTTCTTAGGTGTTGCTGCCGATAGGGGAATCACTCTCGCGAGACTCTCCGATTCTGACAGTGGATACTCGTGTGACAAGCTCTCTGGGATGACCGTGAGCCTTACTGAAGGGGGCGAGCACCCCTACATCGGAGAATTCCTGCGCGGCGGCTCCCGCGAGGGCGAACTCTTTCACCCGCGCTGCTCGCACTACCTGATTCCCTACGAGGCATGACATGCAATTCAACTCGAAAATCACAGCAGTATTCGGAACATACAATCAGTTTGGCGAGCTGGCATCGACATCAGAGAGCATCATCAAGTGCAACATCTTGGAGCGCGTGCGCGACATAGCCAAACGTGGGGATACCCCATCGAAACTCTCCTCACTCTCCCAGTTCGCAAAAGATTACTCGCTGAAGATAATCACGCGGCATCGGGAGTTTGCCCCCTTCGTGCAGTTCATGTCTGACCAGACGCTTTCTTTCCGCTACGGCGATGTGCTCTTCGATGTCGTGCGGATAGAGCCTATCTTCAGCTTCAGCGGGAAGCCTAAGTACTACGAAATCAGTCTGAAGGAGATAGACGGTGTTTGAGGTGCGGGGTGAAATCTTCCAAGCCGACCTTAATCGCTGGTTCACAAAGCTCCGCCGCATAGAGCGCAGCATGAAGCTGGCGATAAAGCTGGAAATCATGGATTGGGCCGCGAAGAAGCTGGAAGAGGAGGCGAGGGCGAGATGTCCCATTGACGAGGGGGATTTGGAGAAGGACATCAAATCTTCAACTCTCGTAAGCGGAACATCATACGAGGCTGCGCTATATCTCGACCCCAATGGGCCATCGAAGGAATATCAAGAAATCATCCATGACAGCTACTACAGCATCGGCCCACTCTCACGACAGAAGCAGGCTGCGACTGGGAAGCAGGTTGGGCGCAAATTCATGACACGTGCAGTGAACGAGAGCAGACTTGCCATCTACTCGCACGCAAACGCAGTGATAAGGAGGGTGCTCAGTGATTCTTAAAGCAATACTCAACAGCATAGTGAGCGCCCTCCCAGAGCTTGTGAAGGGACAGAGCGCCTTCATCTCGAAAGCAAGGGAGCAGGCGTGCGTGGTGATTTCCGGCAACATCTATCCCTACCATGAGATTCCCATAATCAACCGTCTAGCAATGGATGCAGTCGCTATTGGCTACGATGCGGAGAAAGGCTTCTCACTCCTCTCTAGCGTCGTCGAGGCAATAGTGGCGCTGGAAGGGACAACCATATCGGATGGAGTAGGGAACTCCTACGTGATAGGCGGCGTGATAGTCAACAAGAGCCCCTCGCCGATATCGACCGACACGGGAATCATCTACTCATCAGACATCGAAGTGATGTTCAGAATATGAGGTAAGTCATGAATAGGAATCAGCTCATCAGTCACCTTCATTATTCACGCAAAGAGCGGCGAAGGAATGAGATACGCCGGATGTATGCGGACAGCGCATACAATGCGATGAAATATGGTGTCAGTGGGACATTCACAATTGCCGAGATTGCAGAGCGCCTTGCAATCACGGAAGAGGAAGTTGAAGGCATGCTTCAATAAAGTAAGCAATTAATAGAAAGGAATCGGCATGAGTCTTAAACTCGCAAAAAATAATGCCCCCACATACGATTACTTCTCGGAGGGGGATGGGACAGACCCGATTGCAGTATCCGCAACTACCACTGGACTTGGTGGCACTGTGGATAGCAACGTGCTCGACATATACCTCATTGCGACCACCTTCAAGTACACCACTATCTCGCTTGCAATGACCAACGAAGACCCTACGAAAATCAACTGGAAATTCTCAGTTGATGCGGGAACCACGTGGAAGGATTCGCTTTCCAGCACCGACCTCCCCGATATGGACGCCCTCTCTGCCGACCAGACGAAAGCAATCAAGGTGAAGGCAATAGTGACGAATGATGGGACTGGGAATCAACCCACTACTGGCATTTACACACTCCCAGACATCACCATCACATACACCGAGAATCCGGCTTAATGGGATGATATGGGAATATGAGGGCCGCACCTGGCGCAGATACGCCCCTGAGCCTCGGAGCCTGATACCGACGTTCTGGTGGGCGGATACCCCTGACGGTGGGCTGATGGCGTTCTGTGTCGGGGAGATATTGCTGATGGAGTCCGAGCATGACAAGCTGGCTACTGACAATACTCGGAACACAGGAGCATAGGTATG